TGGCGTACTTCATCTAGTAAAGAAAAATCTGTATATGTATCACCATAAGCGAAACCATATGGAACTAATTCATGGCGCGGCGCTGGTGTGTTGTTGTTTCCTGTAATGTTAAAAGTAACTGAGTATTCTCCGACCTCAGTTATCGTTTTGTTACCATTAAATTTAGAACCTGCATTTTCAATATTTATAACTTGTCCAACATAAAAAGTATGTGGGTATTGTAAATAAATAGTGCCAGTGGTAGCAGTATTACTATGAGCTAAAACCACCTGGCGATTAAAATTTAATTTAGCCTTAACAATGTTTTCCGCAGCCTGGCACACATCTTCTACAGTTGCAGAACTGTACAGAGCACCGATACCTAAAGCTGAGCGTAATTCCGCTTCAGTTACGTATGTGGCTGGCATTGTTTTCCTTTCTAATGTTAGCCCCAGCAGCTAGGGCTGAGCTGCTGGGGTAACTCGATTACTTAACTATCAGGTTAGGTTAAAGCGACGAACACCCTTACCGCTCTTAGCAACATAAATTGCAAGGTAGCCGTAAAGGTTAATTTCGATTTCACCCGAAGTAAGAACGTTGACACGTAGATTCGTTGTTGGGGACTCCCAGCAATATACCGAACCTGGTGCAACAAGGAACGCAGACTCGTCAACAATGCCAGATACGGCAATATTGTGGTCTACGATGAGGTCAGTACCGAGAACGTTTCCGCGAACGGAAGTAGGTACAGCCTGTCCTGCTGCGTTAAATTGTGGTGATGCAACTGAGTAAAGTGGACGCTGTGAACCGTCTACGTAACTCATGATGGAAGCCCACTGGTCTGTAGATGCTACAAGCTTGTTAGCGAAATCTCCGCCAGTTCCCTTGTATGCAGCAGCAGCTTCGGTTGAGATAAAGCTTTGTAGACCAGCAGCGGTAGCAGCTACAGAAGTAGCTTGTGTACCGTTAGCGGTGAAAGCTGCGATAAGCGCGTTATCTGTTGCCTTCTCGTATGCCTTGCGGAGTTCCACCATCAAAAGCTCCATAAAGCTCGGAGAAGAGCGGTCAATGAGCTCAAAACTGACTCGGTTGAGGCCACTGAACTTCTCGACAGTCACCGTGTCGTAGGCACTTGTCATCCCAGTTTCAGACGGTGCGGAACCTTCGTTAGTGTCTGCAACTGTAGGAGCTGCGTTAGGTGTTGCGTTGTTTACGTAAAGACGTGGAACAGTGAAGGACATACCCTCAGCGATAAGTGCGTTACGTGTTACAGCTTCAAATGCTGGACGACCAGTAAAGGTGTCAGTAATGAAGGTGTTGAGGTGCTGAGGAAGTGTCAGACCTGTGTTAGTGCTGGTTGAGTCATCTGCAGCGCGAACGAGCTGGCGTGCGTTGTCATCACCGAGAGCGGCCTTAATGTTCGCTTCGAGATATTGTGCGCCAGTCATAGGTGCGATGCGTGGTTGTGCGTACACGCGTGGTGTAGCTGCTGTAACCTTAGGAGCTGAGGCTTCTACCGCAGGGGTTTCTACCTCAGGTGCTACGGCTACGGTGTCTGGAGTATTCTCCACGACAGCCTCGCTTTCTGTTGGTTGGTTTTCTTTTTCTTTCGCTTCTTCCGTTTCGGATGCAGCGACTTCTTTAATCTCAGCCGACTTAAATGCGGGATTTGAGACTAATGAAACTTCTACAAGTTTTGCAGCTAGTACGTGGATTACACCGTTAGCTGGGCGTGAGTCAATTACTTCTACGCCTACGGACATTCCTGTTTTTAGTCCTTCGCTTGCTTCAATTAGGGCGTCACTCGCCTTAGTGCTGGCGCTTAACTTAAATGTGCCGTACCAGCCGTCTTCTGTAGCTTCAATAGATTGAGCGCGGCCTAATCTAACTTTATCGTTGTGTTCTTCTAAAAAGAGAACTTTTTTCGGGTCGTCTACTTGGATTGACCCGCGCTCAAAAATTACTTTACCAGCGGAAGTATGTCCTACTTCGCCCACTGGTGCTATTTTTCCGCTAATGGTACGACGTGCTGAGTCAGCAGCCGTAATTTCGCTAGAGAATGTTAGTTTCATTTACGTTATTTCCGTTCGGTGTCAAATCTTCCATTTCCATAGCTTGCTCTACAGAAATGAGCCCTAGCGATAACAGCTTCTCAATTACATTTAATCTTTCCATAGCATCACTGCGTAGGAATGTGTCATCTATTGCAAAACGCACGATATTACCGCGCGGTGTAATGTCATCCATCGAGAGTCTATCTTCAATAGCAGAATAGAACGGACGTAGTGACAAATCTACGAACTGTTTACGCTCGTCAATAACATTAGCGTAAGTCATACTGTTATTCATTTCAGCAGATAAATACCATGCTGGCACATTCATCATACGAGCAATTTGAGTCGCCATAAATTGAGCAGACTCGTTATAGGTCATGTCCTTCGGTGAGAACTGTGTAACCTGATAATCTAAAGTCGAAGTCATGTATGCAGTGCTACGGTTCTTACGTGATTTTTCAAATGCGTTAAGAATTCCTAGAGCTTCAGCTTCTCCAATATCTGCACCAGTATTTTTAATTACACCAGTAGGCATTGGAGTAGCTACAGCAGTAGCAGTTGCTTTTTCTAAATCTACAGCAGCGCGTATAGTACGTGCTCCACGAACAAGAACTCCCTCATCGCCTAACGATTGGAAGGTGACAAGCGAACCTAGTCCAGACATAGGGACTGGATTACCGTTTACGTAGTATTGTGTAATGAATTCTGTATACAGGTCTGTATTGAATGTAACGCGTGTATTGGGGACCCACTCGAAAGAAAGTGGACGACCATCGAGCTCACTAACGCTCGTTACTTGCCAAAATGCTTGGCCGTAGAAGATAAGACTGTCAACAGTCCAAGCCAATGTTACAGAACGTGGTTGAGCAGGTGATGGTTGACGAACCCATGCTGGTACGTTGTCAATTTCTTCACCAGTAGAGTCACGATAAACTTCTAATGGTGTGCTGGCGATAATGCCTTTAATTAGTGATGCGGCGCGTGCAACGCTAGGGACGCTCATAGCATCACTGCGAGAAATGTTTCCGACTACTGTCGGTGCTATTGTCCAATTTTCCGACATAATCTGCGGCGCATTTTGCGCTTCGATTTTAGTCGGACGGAAACGGTCAAAGAGTCCCATTCAGGATAGGATACCATACAAAACGGACATAAGGTACATATTACACGGCGAGGATTACAGGTTTACTTTGTGGCTTTTGTAACTGGTGTACGACCATAGCAAGTCCAATAGCTGCCGATACATCACCAGCGGATTTACGTCTTACAATTCTCCAGCCGCCGTCATTTTCTTTAGCCGCACAATTATTCATAGAGTCAACTAGCGACTGTTGGCCACTATGCATAAGCCTGGAGTTAACTATCGCGTCATACAGGTCCCCACACGCCTGATAAAACACCTGGCCGCTCATGTCCTGGACTCTATAGCCAGATTGACTCAATCTTTCCGCCACGCTCATAGTGCTGTATTTGTCAAAACAAATAATTCTGGGCTTGTAACGTTTAGCCCACTCGGCTACTTCTACAGCCATCTGTAATTCGTCTACAGCTACCTGGCTCTCAAATTGTGCTATAACGCCTACAGCCATTTTGCCGTCATCGCGCATCTGTCCAGCTACTAAGGATGCGTTTCGCTTGTTAACCGATATATCCATAGCGAAGATAGTCGCTGGCCCAGGCGGTATTGTAAGGTCCTGCACTGTCAAATCCTCGAACGCGTGATACGGCCAGGGAGACTTCAAGGCGCTTACCCAGGAGCACAATACCTCGGTGCGGGTAGCTTCTACGCTAGAAGTAGCTATTGCTTCTTCTATGGTTTCTTCATCTATCAAATAACCTAAAGCTGGATTAGCTTGATACCAGGCGTCCTTATCGTGTATTTTGGCGAAGTCATCCGCTGAATACTCCCAGTAACCTAGAGATGCTGGCGGATGGTCAATAGCACGCTGTCGCATGGTATTTAACACGGTACTGAAAGCATCTCCAGCATTACTGGCCATTACAAGCTGAGAATTTTTACGAGCACGCGTGACTGGCCGCGCCGCAGTAAACGCTTCTTCTGAAACTTCACGCAACTCATCTATAAATAACAAATCCGCGGTTTTACCACGGGAGCCGTCTCTAGTCGCCGCAACTATTTCATATTTAGCCCCTGTAAGGAGCTCTATAGATTCCTGGCCATTAGCCACGCGGATTTGTTTCACTTGAACCATAAGGCTCTCGTTCTGTTCAATTATATCAACAACTTTATTAAAGGTATCTAATGCCATATTACGGTTAGAGGACATAGCCACGATATTACGTTCACCGAATACGAATAAACCCGCCAGGATGCGAACCCTAGCTAAGTGAGTCTTTCCG